ACCATACATTGCAAACAGAAAACGCATATTTGATAATTATGCCGGAATGTTTCCCACATTTGAATCGTTTTGCCAAGTTATGGATCAATGCACGGAAAATTACGAGTGTTTAGTTATTAATAATAACGCAAAATCGAACAAACTCCAGGATCAAGTGTTTTGGTATAAAGCCGACGCCCACAATGACTTTAAACTAGGATCGAAAGAATTTTGGGAATTGTCCAAGGATATGCAGTCTGACGATGAAGATGAAAAGTATGATCCGGGAAATGTGAAAAAGCGCGGCCAAGGACCAAAAATAAGCGTTAAAAAAACAAAATGGTAATTTCAAATGTAGTCATGAACATTTAAAATTACAAATTAAAAATTAGTTTGAACAGCACGTGTATGAAGTACCGGCTACCGGAGATCCAACGCATCCGGTTCCCGATTCATAAGTGCAAACATTGTCCGTAAAGTAATAATTATTTGTACCTAGTTGATTTGCACAATAGTTGCACATCCAAGTGCACCCAGTTCCCTGACCTAAATAAAATGTAACGCAATTATTGTTTGGGCTGCTGAAACATGTTTCATTTTTCGAGAGAACAAAGGAAAACATAGCGAATAGAAATGCATTTACCAAAAAATTCATTTATAGAAGATTAAATTAAGTTACCTTTAAACCAATGAAGAAATAAAACGGGACAACGTCCGTTTAATTTCTTCATGGTCACGACCCATTTACAGATTTGAATAACGGGACTTTGTCCCGTTTCAAATCTTCAAGGGTTTAAATTCTTTTGTCAAACTATAAATACGTAGGTGCGTGTTTTTACACAAAAAAATAGTTCTTCTATTTAGAGCATTAAAAATAAAAAACAAAAAATAAAAATATTGATTATTAGTATAATGGACATTCATATTTCAGACAATATTGATGATGCAACAAATTATAATGTAATACATTTGCAAACGAGCGGAAGGAATAATAGACCACATCGTCTTTTTTTTGATCTTGCAAAATGCGTATATAATGTAATACAAAATGTTAATCACAAAACAACGAAAACAATTATAATTTTTGACAACTTTATTAAATATAATCCAACATGGTGTGCTCCTTCTATTTGTCCAGAAAATATATTTAACATTGACAATATTAATGCGTATTTTAAAAAATATAACATTAGTTTTATGATAATTCCAAAAGTTCAATTAGATATTTTAAAAATTGAGTATGGTTTAAAAGGAGGCAATATAATAGATATTACAGATAAATTAAAAGCATGCAGCAGTATATCAAGCGATTATTTTAGCATTTCAGAGGACATAAATATAAATGACTTGTGCGGCGAAGATCCCGCGCTAGGTTATCCAAAAAAACTATATTTACATTATAAAATAAATGATAATTATTTTTTAGCAGCAGAAGACGAGCTTCATTCAAAAATTACAAGTAAAGTAGAATTAGATCTGACAAAAAATATCCAGTTGGTAAAGCAAAATATAGAAATATTAAAGATAGAATATGGAGTTTTGGGAAAAAATGTAATAGATATTACAAATCAAATCAAAAATTATTTTATCTTTAACGATGATGAATTTTCTATATCAAACGATGTTAATTTAAATACATTGTGCAACGATCCTCTTTTTGGAGAGCCAAAAAAAGTATACATTCACTATAAATTAAACAACAATGTTTTGTTTCTTGAAATGGACGAGCATTCCTCAAAAATCGTTAATAATCGTAAAATATATTCAACTCCTAAAATTGAAGTAACGAGTGCAAAAATAGAAAATATTATACTTGAGTATGAGGAAAATAGCAAATGCTTTGTTAATATTACAGAAATGGAAGAAAAATGTTGCAAGCTGTCCAAGATTTCATTCAACATAGCAAAAGATCACGATATTATTGATATTCCAACAATGGATGTTAATGTTAATAAAAGGGTTGCAATAAGATACCAAATAAACTCTAATAATTTTTCTATTTTATCTAACAATTGCGGTTTAAAACTTAATAAAAATTTGGATGTAAAATTAATAAATGAAGAAGAAAATGAAATAGAACAAATGCATGACGCTTATTTGTTTGGAAAAATATTAAAAGAAATGCGATTTGTTAACTTTCACACTATAAACGCGATGAATTATCTGAAAATGTATGCTAACTCGTCATCATATAGTAAAATTAATATTGTTCATTTGATGGTTGAAGGTGAACTTGCACCCTTTTATAAATCTAATAAAATGAATCCAGAAACTTACAAAAAAGAATTGGATAATAAATACTATTCGATGATTGACAAATATTTGGAACCTTCTCCTCATGAAATAAATATTATTTTGTCTTCAGAAATAGATAATCTAGATCTTAAGGAATACATGGATTTTCGCTTATTCAACAATGTGTTTATCGATAAAAACTGCGCCGACCCTGAAAATGTTCAGATTCTTGCGTTATTAGTCGGCAAAAGTTGCAATAATATTTTTATAGGAAATTATGACTGCAACGAGTTGAAAAATTCTATTTCCACTACATTGGTTTCCCACATCATTCCAGAAAATATGACAAAAGTGTTGATTGATTTGCACAATTTAAAAGGTAAAGAAATTCTATTGTAACGAGCAAACTCAAAAAATGTTTCTTTTTTTCGCGGTTTGCGTTTTATTGCGAGTTGCAACACTTTTCTTTCTTGAAGGAGTTTTTCTATGCGCAGGTTTTACAATAACAATATCTCCAATGCGCAAATTTATTTCATTTACAAACCCAGCGCTAATTTCTATCACGTACTTGGATGGATAATTTACATGCAACAAAGATAAATCTAGCGGTTTTGCATTTTCGACAAAACCAACAACTTTATAGTTTTCATCTAGAAAAATAAGATCTAAACTAACGTACGTGTTTTTCATCCAAAATTTGTGAATTTTTTTTTGTGGCATACAAAATAGAGCTCCTGACTTTCTTGGAATATTTTTTAAGAACATCAAACCTTGCTCGATGTCACGAGGTGTTTTAAAAACCCTATTAATTTTAATAGAAATGGCGTTGCTTGTCATTTATATTAAACTATATATTTTATTATCTACAAAATATTGAAAGCGTCAAGTTATAGCAATTTAGTCTTTCTTTTTTGTCGCAAATGGTCCGCTCACCAGCTGGCTTTGACCATTATCCGTTTTTCCAATTACAATGTTTCCCCCTTCAAACAATTCACTTCGAACATCTGCTGCAGAAATTACATCATTTTCTCCAAAAACTTTTTCAGTTGTATTCATGTTTGTAACGCTAATCAAGTTTCCATTATCATCAATTGTTTGCGTCAAACTGCTGCCTGTTTTTTCAGCGTGTTTAATATTTTCTTCAATAGCCTTTTTCTTAGCGTCTTTAAGGCGTTGATCGAAAGAATTCTTTGCATTTGCCTCATTCTTATTTTTTTCGCTCATGAGTTGGTTCAACTCCTCCTCCATATATTCCACGCGACCAGTTTTATATGCTTCTGGATCCCAGGGCATCCACATACCAACTGGGCCAACATAAACGTCGTGACTTGGATCAATCTCGCGCAACATTTTGCATCGCAACTCGGCTTCTTCCAAAGAAGAGTATGCGCCGCGAACCTTTAATCCTCTTGTGCATGTCTGGAAGCTACATTGGATTCCAAATTTTTTCTCCAATTCTTCCTCATTGTTGTCCAAGAAAGTCTTGTAGTCATCTTCAAAACTAGAATTTGCAATATTTTCGCGTTCCTCCTTTACAAACTCTTGAAAATCTTTAGTAACGTCATCAAAAGTTAACTTGTATTTATATGACATAAAATTTAGGAACTGAACAAATTTTTCCATAGATTTATTGAAGTCCCATTTCTTTAGGAATTCCTCAAAAAAAAACATCGCTTTTTGTTTCAACAACTTTTCAGGAGAAACAAAGCTGACACAAACAAATTTTTGTCCGGAAATAGGTTTGTCTTCCTCCAACAAGTCAACATATTTAGAATTTGGATTTCCTTTAGAATCCAATTTTCTCTCAAACCCGAAATCTTTAGAGGCACTCATTTTATTGTATTTGTTTATTTAATTTTAAGTTTTTTATCCGCAATATATATTTTTTTTCTTTATAATATTTATAATGCAAAATATGTTCGACATTGGAGAACTCGTGAAGAGAATCATTAAGTACCTTGTAGAAGGTTTAATGGTCGCGATTGCAGCGTATGCCATTCCTAAACGTTCATTGAACCTTGAAGAGATCGCACTTATTGCGTTAACTGCGGCTGCCACCTTTAGCATTCTTGACACTTACGTTCCTTCTATGGGCGTAACTGCTCGTTCTGGTGCCGGCTTCGGTATTGGCGCCAACTTGGTGAAATTCCCTGGAGGTTTTTAACACAATCCCGTAGCATAATATATTAAATATTTCGATATAATATATTATATGGAAAATCCGAAGCAAGGAGATGAAGAGGATTCGCTTGACTTATCGGTAATATCACACGATCCGGAAGATGAACATGACATGATCGAAGAAATTCACGAGTTGGACTTGGACCCTCCGGAGGACACTATGATTGATGAATCTTCGCAAAATAGAACGGACGACGAATCTTTTCCAAGTATAGACCACTTTCCCTCGTCAGATCAAAGCCAATCAAATATTTCTGATGTGTCTTCGCTGGATTTGAGCGAGTCAAATTCATCGGCTGATACAACAAACGATCGCTCCTCAGTTGGTGGTGGAAAAAAAAGAAGAAAGTCGCGGAAACGTAAAAAAACAAAAAAAAGTAGCAAATCAAAAAAGGTACAAAAAAATAGGGTAACAAAAAAATCCAAAAAAACAAAAACAAAAACAAAAACGAAAACAAAACTGGGGAGATCCATTACGCTTCGACGTAACAAACGCTTGCGTGGAGGATTCATAGGAGACAATGGAATAGACATGGAATCATACGGCGGCACAAATCCATACTCTGTAGAGAGAGACTCTGATTCTAGATTTTAGGAAAATAGATTCATAATAAAATAAATGTAATATTATGAATTGCAATAAATTGAAAAAATTATTCGACGTATGTTTAACTGAAAACAAGTATAAATATTACACTGGTCCTTTCAAAGTTTCCCATGAAACTACTGCCGCAAATAACTTGCAAGTTTCACAAGAAATGCACTCTAGAGATATTTGCAATTCAAACGAGATAAAAGTATTAAAAAAATACTGCAACTATACAACTGAAAAAATAGGAAAATGAAAACAATCTTATATTGTTGGTATAAACTCCCAATCTAACTCTTCGCATATTTTTTTCCAAATTGTGTCTTGATCGATGCGCTTTTCTCTATCTTTCAACATTGGGAAATGTGCTAAATAATGTGTTTCGCCAAGTAATTCGCAAAGTTTGTACGCAGTATAATAATAATTCAAAAAATTTACTCTATCGTCTGGACAGAATTTAGAATATGGCGCTTGCAACTCCATAAAAAGATTAAACAATGTTTCCTCTAACTCAGGAGACATGATAGGAGGTTTAATGCCTAACTTATCTTTGATAAAAGGT